GGATGCGTTTTGTAACCTATGCAGAAATTATGAACAACGTCATCACTGACGGTAATTCTACTGCCAGTGCTAATGATTACGAATCAGGTGGAATTAACTTTTTTGGCTGCACAGAAGGATTTGTTAGCGGAAACATTGTCAGGAATCTAACTGCTAGTGGGCTTAATAAATTTGGTGTTTGCATAGCAAACCCGACTCACGCAGTTAATGTTACTTCTACTAATAGGTTTCAATACATGGTAACCAGCAGCGTTAAAAATGCATTGACTGCACCACCAACAGCAGGCACATGGCAACAAGGCGAAGTAATTCACGCTTGGTTAGCCGCAGCGGGTAGTGTTCCCGGATTCCAATGTGTTACAGCAGGGGCTCCAGGCACTTGGAAAGCAATGGCCGCTTTAGCTGCTTAAACCGTACTGGCGCGACCCACCAGACTTAATGCCTGACTGGATGGTCAGGTTGGAAACAAGGAAATATCATGTCTCTCGAAAAAGTTATCTCTGTTGATCTAATTGAAGTTGTAGAAAATGGCGCTGTGCAAGTCCGCACAAAAACCGCTATTCTTGAAGATGGCAAGCAAATCAGCGGATCATTCCATCGCCACGTTATTGCCCCTGGCGACGACTACAGCAGCGAGGATGCCCGTGTGAAGGCTATCTGTGTGGCAACGCATACGGCGCCCGTTATGGCGGCGTATAAAGCAACGCAAATTCCAGCATAATGCTGACAAAACGTACTGATGCGATTCATCAGGGATTCTTAGGAATCGAAAAATGTCGGAAGAGAACCTAGCGGTTGTAGAACCCGCGCTGGAACAGGTGGCAACGGCTGCACCTGAACCCGAAGTTAACGCGCCGGAAGCAGAAGCACCCAAGACCTTCTCGCAAGAGGAACTTGATGCGGCTATTGGAAAACGCCTCGCAAGAGAGCAACGAAAGTGGGAACGGGAACAAGCACAGAGGGTTGCGGAAACGCAGACCTTGAGGGCTCCGGCAGCACAGTCTGCGGATCAGTTTGAAACGCCAGAGGCTTACGCCGATGCGTTGGCCTACCAAAAGGCCGAACAACTGATTTCGCAACGGGAAGCGGCCAAGCAGCACTCGCAAGTTCTTGAGAGTTATCATGACAAGGAAGAGGAAGCACGGGCTAAGTACGATGACTTTGAACAGGTCGCGTACAACCCCAAGCTGACGATTACTGATGTGATGGCTGATACGATTCGGTCTTCGGACGTTGGACCTGAGCTAGCCTACTATCTCGGAACCAACCCCAAAGACGCAGCGCGTATCTCCCGCCTAGCCCCGCTTGTCCAGGCAAGGGAAATCGGAAGGATTGAGGCCAAGTTGGCGTCTGACCCTCCGATGAAACGTACTACATCAGCGCCAGCGCCGATTTCGCCTGTCACTGCCCGATCCACTGGATCACCGGCCTACGACACTACGGACCCACGTTCTACCCAGAACATGACGACTTCGCAGTGGATTGAAGCCGATAGGGCACGACAACGGAAAAAGTGGGAAGCGCAAACCCGCTAACTTTTAAAGGATTTTCTTCATGGCTAATTCGATTCTTACCATCGACATGATCACGCGCAAGGCGCTTGAGATTCTCGAAAACAACCTGGTGCTTACCCGCAACGTAAACCGTCAGTACGACGACAGTTTTGCTGTCAGTGGTGCCAAGATCGGTTCTACTCTGCGTATTCGCCTGCCCGACCGCGCTCTGGTCACTGACGGTGCTGCCCTGCAAGTTCAGGACGACAACGAGCAGTTCACCACGCTGACTGTCTCCACCCAAAAGCATATCGGCGTGAACTTCACCTCCGCTGAACTGACGATGCAGTTGGACGACTTCGCAGAACGTGTGCTTAAGCCACGTATTAGCCAGTTGGCGTCCAGTATTGATGCTGACGTTGCCAATGCGTACAAAACCATTGGTAACACGGTCGGCACCCCCGGCACGACTCCTTCTACCTCTCTGGTGCTGTTGCAAGCCCAGCAGAAGCTGAACGAGAACGCTGCCGTGATGACGCCCCGCTATGCAACGGTTAACCCCGCTGCAAACGCTGGTTTGGTTGAAGGCATGAAAGGTCTGTTTAATCCCACCGACACCATTAGCAAGCAGTTTAAGAACGGCATGATGGGCACTGGCGTGTTGGGCTTTGATGAAGTCAACATGTCTCAGTCGATCAAGCAGCACACCACGGGTTCGCGTGATGCTGCTGCTGCTACTACGGTGAAAACCACTGTGGCTTCTGAAGGCGCTTCTACTCTTGTTTTGAACCAAGCGTCTGTAAGCACAACCCTTAAAGCCGGTGATGTGTTTACCGTCGCAGCTTGCTTTGCTGTGAACCCGCAAACCCGTGAAACCACTGGTTCGCTGTTCCAGTTTGTGGCCTTGGCTGATGCAACCGCTGTAGCTGGCGATTGGACTGTGACTGTTGCCGCCATGTACTCCGCTGCTCACGCACTGGCTACCATGACCGCCCTGCCAGTTGCTGCTGCTGTTGTAACCTTTGTTGGAACCGCTTCTACTGCTTACGCACAGAATTTGGTTTACCACAAAGACGCTATCACGTTTGCTACCGCTGACCTTTTGATGCCCCAAGGCGTTGATATGGCTGCACGCGCTGTTCACAACGGTATCAGCCTGCGCGTTGTGCGTCAGTACGACATCAACAACGACCGTATGCCTTGCCGTATTGATGTGCTGTATGGCTTCTCTACCATTCGTCCACAGATGGCCTGCCGCATCTGGGGCTAATCAGTAACACGTTTAAAGGAAAATTATCATGGCACTCCCTAATGGCGCAGGCGGTTACCAACTCGGTGACGGCAATCTGACTGAAGCTGTACTTGGCGTTCAAACTATTCCTACTAGCCTGACTGCGGACACTACGTTGACCGCTGCTCAAGTGGCGGTTGGTCTGGTTGTTTGCGCCAAAGCCTCGGACGCTACGTTGACTGTTACGTTGCCCACCGCAACGTTGCTTGACGCGGCTATTACCAGCGCAAAAGTCGGGTCGTCTTTTGACCTGATCATTTGCAACAACAACAACTCTGGTGGATCGTCTACCGTACCTATTACCACTGGTACTGGCATTACGATCTTCGGCTCTGTCACTGTTGCACGTTTCGGTGCCCACACCTACCGTTTTGTGAAGACGGGTGACGCAGCTTATTCTGCGTTCTTGAAGTAACTTGAATGGGGGCCTCGGCCCCCGTTTTTAAAGGACTAAATTATGCCGAATACGAAAGCCGTAGGGGTCGCGTTTAGCGATCCTCAATTTGATAACATAACCGTGGTTGGTGCTTCAACCGTTGATGTGAGCGATGCATCAACTGGTAGCACTAACGCTGCCGCTCTTTCAACTTCACTTACCCTTACGGGTGTTGGAGCTGTGGGATGGGCAAGCAAATCAGACTTGGAAGCAAACGTGGCGTTGGGTGCCTACGCTAATGGCCTATATGGCTACTTGGAGTTTGGCGCAAGTGGGCGCGTAACTGGTCTGGCCTCTGGCACCGTTGGCGAAATCGTCTTGTCTGCTGGCTGTACCCAAGGCACCTACGCTGCAATGGAGTGTGAGATTGGAATGCCTACGGGTGCTGTTACGGGCACGAATACATCGTTCCTTTACTTGAGTTCTTATGGCGCTGACAAGGCAACATTTGATACAAGCGGGACGTTGTTTAATCTGGCCGGTGTGACTAAAGGTTCGGGTAAGCTGTTGCAAGACACAACTTCGGGGCCAACAATCCGTCCAGTTCAAGCGATTAAAGTGGTCACGCCTGATGGCATTCGCTATCTGCCGTTGTATGTGACTGCTGCTATTGCTGCCTAAAGATGATCACCCGTGAAGTAGTGATGGAGCGGGTGCAGAGTCTGCAAAAACAAGCCGAGCGTTTGCGTTCAGATTTGGACGCAACGCTTGGTGCGTTGCAGGATTGCGGTTATTGGCTAAAACAACTGGAAAACACAAATGGCAGTGATTTACTTGGCGCATCCGATCCACGGTAGAAAAGTCGCAACGATGGACTTGGAAGCTGAGTACGACGAGAAGAACGGTTGGAAGCGATATACTGAGGATACGCCTGTCGTTGAGGAGGCGGCTCCCGTAAACGCGCTGGAAGTAAAGCGCAGGTACACGCGCAGGGTTGTAGCAGAAGGAGTCTAAGATGGCGATTTACACCGCTGGCGATCAAATCAACCGGGCGCTGCGACTGCTAGGTGTGCTGGCCGAAGGAGAAACGTCTTCTGCGGAAGTTTCGCAAGATTCGTTGACGGCGCTTGACCAGATGATTGACAGTTGGAACACTGAGCGGTTGTCGGTGTTCAGCACCCAAGACCAGACCTTTACTTGGCCTGCTGGTCAGATCAATCGTACCCTTGGCCCAACAGGCAACTTTGTGGGCAACAGGCCTGTCCTGTTGGATGACGCTACCTACTACCGCGACCCGGGCACCAACGTCAGCTACGGCATCAAGTTCATCAACCAGCAGCAGTACAACGGGATTGCGGTCAAGACGGTAACCAGCACGTACCCGCAAGTTATTTTTGTCAACATGACGTACCCAGATGTTGACATGTACATTTACCCTCGGCCTACACGGGACTTGGAGTGGCACTTCATCAGCGTTCAACAATTGACAACGCCTGCCACCTTGGCGACCAACATCCTGTTCCCGCCTGGCTATCTTCGTGCGTTTGTCTTTAACTTGGCGATGGAAATAGCACCTGAGTTTGGTGTCGAGCCTAGCCCACAAGTACGGCGCATCGCCATGACCAGCAAGCGCAACATCAAGCGCATCAACAACCCTGACGATGTGATGTCTATGCCTTACGCTATCGTGTCGTCCAGACAGCGGTTTAACATTTTTGCCGGGAACTACTAACATGGCTACTATTGCAATTTCTGCCCTCCCTGTAGCCACGGCTGCTGCCGTTGGTGATGTCTTGCCAATTGTGCAAGGAGGCACCACAAAACAGGTCACTAACGCGCTGTTGTTTACCAATGCAACAATGGTTACGCCTGTGCTGGGCACGGTGACATCTGGCAACATCAGTGCTTGCACTAGCACCTCAATGGCGTTGACCACACCAGTCATCGGTGCGGCTACTGGCACAAGCCTTAGCACCACTGGCAATCAAGTTATTAGTGGAACGGGAAAGCAGGG